AAAAGGACCCAGGGCGGGAAATTCTCCAGGCCCTGACAGACCCCCGTTGCCTGAAAGATTACCGACTTCTACTAGTGAGGGGCCTGATTTTGGAGAACTAAATTATGCATTTATAATTTATGATGAAAGTTACAATTATCAAATTGCCACGAACTCTACTTTTCTAGATTTAGCTAACGAGGAAGTTCCTAATGATCGGATGTGGGATCCTGCTTACATCTTTAAGTCCTCTATCCCCAAAACTTTAGCTGATATATTAAATAATAATGGGGGAAGTACGATTCCTTTCAATGGTGTAACATTGGGGGCGTTTTTATATAATCCATCTATAATTAGTGATTCTTTAAATGAAACCACTAGAGGTTGGTTAAATGCAGTTAAGAGTTCTAATATAGCTTCCCATTCTTTACCATCTTATTTACTAAATGGTATATGGCAAGCCACTATGTATGGGGATCAGGAAAACTATCCTGACTGGTTTTTTGATAAAATACTAGACTCTTCTTCCTTTAGTTTAGAGACTAAAGATATAACTCCTATTTCGGACAAAGAGTATAATAGAAATACAGGTTACCAACTACGAGAACAATTTAGAGAGAGTTTAGCTTCTGGTCAGGAGGTTGTCTCTATGGCTCAACAAAATATAAGACTAGCATATATCCCCCCCACTGATATAGATTTATGTTTTAGTGTTACTACTCAGGGGGGAGAGACAGGGATTCGTGTGTCTGATGCTAATACTATTTCAATTATTAAACAGGATGCCACTACTGCCACTATCACAGAAAAAAATGAGTTTTATTCTATTATTAAACAAGATAATACTGAGGTTACGGTTGCCCTTCCTTCTCGTAGAAATGAAGCTTATTATACTCCTGTTGCTGGGCGCGGTATACTAGATGGGATGTTTTATGATGAAAATAGTTCTAATAATGAATACACGTATACTATTACGGCAGAAACGGATTGGGGTATTGGGGAAGAGAGTGTAGAAGTGACGGGGGGAGGTGTAGCTATCCCCGAAGGAATGTTGTATACTCTTATTCCGAGTTCAATTGAAGAAATGCCACCCTCCAATTCACAATTTAGAACTACAGAAGCCACGTATAAATTAGCATGGCAGGAGGATGATAGTGGGAGTTATACTGATGATGATTTTAATGCAGTAGTGTCGGGTTACTCAGGCCCCAGAACTAGTATTTATATTAATCCTAAAAATCCTTTTATAGATGTAATGCTAATTCCAAATGCAGACGGTAACCACTATCTTAAATTAACTTTTAATGATTTAAATCTTGCGTTAAACGGGGTGTATCCCAGGCAAATTTTTTCTGATTTTATGATATTAGCAGAGAATAATCCTATTTATGATCCCTACTACGGTATAGAATCTACTTTAGATCAATATACTGAGGGGTTACCTGTTAAACGAAGTATTCAAATTATTAATAATCCTTTTGGAGAGGTGCAAAATGAGAATTACGTTGCATCAATTTTATCCCCTACTGGGAGGGGGGTTGGTAACGAACCTAGCCCAGGAGCTTTTGTTTACAATAAGAATTTTTCAGCGGAAAATAAAACTCTAAATCTGTCTAAGACTGGACTATCTTTTACTTCACAAAAATCAATCCTGGGAACCGTTCTTGACATGATTTCTACTGTGGATACAAATTATGATTTACAAGATGGGCAGGGCGGAAAGCAGCTCCCGCAAGGAGATTTATTTGGTTTGCTTACGATGCCTCAAATTGTAAGTTTGATTAAGGATATCCCTCAAGATATAGTATCTAAGATATGGAATGGAACCTATAATGATATAAAAATTATACCCATTAAGAGAACGGATCTAGAGAAAACTTATCTCACAACATCAAGATTAAAATCTGGGGGGACTGATTTGGTGGAGAGCATGATTCAGGTTACTGTCCCTAATGATCTTGGGTATGTTAATCAAAAATATTTTGGGAAGTTATTTGCATGGCCGAGTTAAAGAAAGTAGCACGAGGGAAAGGATTTGATGGTATTGAAACTAATCATGATTGTGATAAAATTTCAACAACTGATCAGTCTGTAGAGAGTGTGAGGATTTATGTAGCCCCAATAACATATCACGGTGCTAGTATTACAACACATGAGATTGAGGAGGGGGCGGACTGTAAAAATCATACTCCTACAATTAAAGCAGCATGTCAGACTGTTTTCGTGGGAGTCCCTGGAGTAGGGCTACGTCCTATCGCTAGAGAAGACGATAAGACGGAAGTGGGGGGGACTGAAACTCCTGATATTGTGAAACCTGTATATCAGTCTACTGTCTGGGTGGGGATTTGATACAAAAATAAATAAAAAATTTATATCTTAGGTGAGATGTATAAATATATGGTAGGGACGTTCTAAATACAGTCCTGAGCTAACTTAATTAAGGAAAAATGTTATGACAGATCATATTATAGTTGAAGAGAGCTTTGTTGAGGCTCTGGTAGAGAATGCTGCTTGGGATGCTGCGCGTGTTGGTATTCAGGAGCTTCAAGAGCGTGGTGGAAAGAAGGGTGACAAGCCTGCTAAGGGTAAGAAGGGTGACAAGCCTGATTTTACCACAAAAGCCCGTAAGGGTGACAAGTCTAAGACCGATCCTGGTAAGATGGATTACGAAGATGATGATGAGAAATGTGAGAGTGTTGAGGCACACACATGTCATTTATGTGAATCAGAGCTTCAGGAAGCCCTCACTGATGAACAGATTCAGGAGCATATACTTCAAATTCAGTCTGCTCTTCAGTCCATCGAGGAAGAAGAGGAAATTGATGAAGAGGAAGAGACGGAAGATACGGAAGAGGTTGATGAGCGTACTGCAAAAGTAAAAGCCAAAGTTAAAGAATTAAAAGCCGCCTCTAAAGGCTGAGGGTAAGTTATGGATAACGTCTCAGTTGGAGATTTTGCCGCATCACTATTAGCTCAGGAACAAGAGAAGGGAGTGGTAACAAAGGGCGAGCCGTCGCAACTCGTAGAGTTCACAGAAACACCTCGCTCCTTTTATTCTTCTAATGTAGTAGAACAAGCTCCCGACATTTCTAAGGTGGTGGTTCCTACTGATTTTGTTACTAGGATTTGTGAAAGTAATGAGGAGGATAGTTCTTGTGCTGTAGTGGAGGAACACACTCCTGCCGCATCTGATATAGTAGAGGTTGAATCTATTCTAGAAGTGGTTGACATTCAAAATCTTATGAATGAAATTAAAGATCTATTAGTTGAAGTAAGGCAAACTTTAGTTGAAATAACTGCTGTAGGTGGTTTAGGGGTTGGGCCTAGGAAAACTAAAAAATCTAAATCAGAAACTGATTTAGCTAAAATGTTAAAAAGAATCAAGCAGAAAAAATGATGACCTTGTTCGATATTTTAAATGAAGACAGAGCCGAGAAAGGTAGGGGTTCCAAAGAAGGTAGAAAGAAGTATACTTCAAAAGAGGGAGCTACCAAAAAAGGGGCTGTTAAAGCTAAAAAAAGTAGGGTAAGAGTATTTGCTACTATTGCACATGCATTGGAACAAGGGCATGTGGGTCAAGCTTTTACGACCAAAGGAGCAGATAGAGTCTATGTAATATCTAAAGCTGATTGGGGTTCTAAGAGTAAGGGAAGAATAGCTAAAGGCTTTACTCCTGGAAGTTCTACCCCTAGCTCTGATTGGTCTAGTATTAAAGCCCACTCTATTAGAACTTCTTTAAAACACGGCCATATTAAATCAAAAAGATTAGAAAAGCTATACGGTCCTGGAGCTGAAGATAAGATTAAAAATTCTAAAAGAAAAGTAAAGCAAGGAACTTAAAAATGTTTATTACCGATACATTTATCATTGAAAACTTACAGGTGCTAGAAGAGTCTAAGGCTAACGGCACTATGAAGATTGCAGGTATTTTCCAAAGAGCCGCTTCTCCAAATAATAACAAGAGAATCTATGAAAAGAAAATTTTAGTAAGAGAAATGAGTAGATTAGATGAGGCTATTAAGGAGCGACGTTTAATGGGGGAACTAGACCACCCTACACACGATGCTATCAAATTGGGAAATGTATCTCATCTTATTACGCATCTTAAAATGGCTGGCAATGATATGCTTGGTGAAGCTGAAATTCTTAATACTCCGTGTGGGCAAGTGGCTCAGGCCCTTATTAAGGGTGGAGTTAAGTTAGGTATTTCCTCAAGAGGTATGGGGTCTTTGACGGAGAAGGGGGAGTATTCCATGGTTAATGATGATTTTAAGCTTGTAACTTTTGATCTTGTGGCTGACCCCTCCACCAAAGGTGCCTTCCCTGACCTTGTAAATGAAGCCAATAATTCTCAATTTATTGAAAAAACTATTAGGACCACATACGATAAGGCCCTAAACGAGAAAATTTTTATAAGGGTATTAGAAAATAAACTTTGCAAAAAATAAAAATTTTTAACACTTTATGGATAACATCTGTAAATATTTAAACTGGAGTATACATCCTATGGTAAAATCAAAAACTGAGCAGACACTGCCTATCGCAGAGTTGCTTCCTGAAGGTCTTTCGGAAGCAGCTATTTCAGAGATAGCGGTGCTGGTAAACAATGTCATTTCCGAGCAAGTGGAAGACAAAACCCGAGAACTAGAATCTAAAGTAAGGGGTTTTATGCGCTCTAGAATTGACGAATTAAAAGATCAAGCTTTGAGAGAGCTTCATGAAGAGGACGAAACAATGCGAAATGCATCTCTTTTCGAATCAGTGAAGACTCTTATGGCACTAGAAATAAATAAAAACGATGAGGGAAACGCTGTTTCCGATCTCGTTGAAGAGCAGAAGGAGTTTGAGGCAGAGGTAGAGGTTCTTACGGACGAACTCAGAAAATCATTTGAGGAAAACGAACGAACTAATAATCTTGTTGATGCTCTAACTACAAAAGTTGATAAACTTGAAGGAGACAAGGCTACTCTTTTAGAGGCAGTCGAAATTTTAGAGGAATCTAAAGATCAGCCGTTTAAATCTTCTGAAAAAGCCGTCATCATCTCTGAAGATGTTGACAAGAAGGAGGTAGATGAGCTAGATATACTGTCTAGAGCACAAAATGACCTTCTAACCCCAGAGGTTATGAAGTTCATGCCTCAGTCTAATACTTAAGTAAGGAAAAACACTATGTTAGCAGAAAATTCTGAAATTCTGAATAAGTGGGCACCTGTATTGGAGGGAATTGATAGCGATTATACTAGGAAAGTTACCGCACAACTGCTTGAAAACCAAGCCAAGTCTATTCTGTCCGAAAGATTAGACGAGGCAGGTGGGATGTCAGATGCTTCACCAACTACGGTTGGTAAGCTAGGTACTTTCCAGAAGTTCGCATTCCCCCTCGTTCGGCGTGTTTACCCACAACTGATT